TAGAACAAGATGAAAACGGCGTGAATTATCTCCTTATCCAAGAAGGATTCAAGATCACTTGTGAAAATGCCGAACGTTATCTCTCGGCAAAAGCTCTTTGTTCTGTTTTGCCGTATATCATATCCGGCGTTCAGAATACGTCATTGAAAACAGACATTTCTAACGGTCGTAAGGCTTATATCATTGACCAGACAACAAAGTGGCTTTCTGTTTCAGAGTATACTGCAACCCCTTTTAATCATCCGGGAATCTATATTCTTAGAAGAAAATGTGATGATAGGCAGTATTCATATTACATTGGAAAAGCAACTGATATTAAAACGCGTGTGATGAGGAATGGAGGAAAGCTATCACATCCTGATGAAAAAGAATTGGATGATAAGCAGTACGATGACATTGCGTGCATTTCGATTCGATTTGACGATATTCTCAGGGTATATGATTGTTTGACAGAGAATAATGAAACAAAGGAACAGAACCCTCCGGTAAGCAAGGGAAGTCAGGTTGATTACGCTTTATATTCTATTGAAGATATCGCGATTCATGTTGCTGCGATGATAATGTTAAGTGAAGGAAAAAGGCTTGACAACAAGCAATATAGAGAATATACAAGCGAACAAATTGCTAAATTCTGATTTGTAGCTCTACAAAACCAGCATCTCCCTGCTGTCATAAATGCTGTCGCCGGAGTCGTTCCCACAGCGGATTGCCCGGTCGAGAGCCATGATCGTGGCAACCGTTCCGTCGATCTTCTCTGTGGACTTTTCCTTGTCGGGCTTGATGTTGCCCGCCGGATCGCGCTTGATGAAAATGTTATCCATATTCCAGCGCAGCACCGGATGCCCGTTGTGGGCGATCTTCTGCTCCAGCGTCAGCTTCATCAGCTCTTTGGTCGGCGGAGACATATCACGGTAGCCCTGACCGAACTGCACCAGCGTGAAGCCCAGCCCTTCAAGGTTCTGCGACATCTGCACCGCGCCCCAGCGGTCGAAGGCGATCTCCCGGATGTTGAACCGTGTCCCAAGTTCGTCGATGAAGTTTTCGATGAAGCCGTAATGCACGACGTTGCCCTCGGTCGTCAGAAGGTAGCCCTGCTTTTCCCAGAGGTCGTATGGAACGTGGTCACGGCGGACACGGAGGTCAAGCGTTTCCTCCGGCAGCCAGAAATACGGCAAGATATAGTAATGGGCGTCCTCTTCGGTCGGCGGAAACACCAGAACGAAAGCCGTGATGTCCGTGGTCGAGGACAAGTCCAGACCGCCGTAACATACACGACCTTCGAGGAAGGATTCATCGAAATCGACCTTGCAGGCGTCCCATTTGTGCATCGGCATCCAGCGGACGGTCTGCTTCACCCATTGATTCAGACGAAGCTGTCGGAAGGCGTTTTCTTCGCCGGGATTCTGCTTGGCGGATTCGCAAGCGGCTTCCACCTTGTCCATGCCGATTGTTTCACCGAGGGACGGATTCGAGTTTTTCCAGACCTCCGGAGAAGTCCAGTCGGCATCATCGGGAGCGCCGTAGATGACTGGGTAGAAGGTCTTGTCAATTTTTCTTCCCTCAAGGATATCTTTTGCTTTCTGATGCTGCTCGTAGCAGATGCTGTTCGTGTCCGTGCCTGCCGTTGTGATAAGGAAATACAGCGGCTGCATTCGAGCATCGCCGGAGCCTTTCGTCATAACGTCAAACAGCTTTCGATTCGGCTGGGTATGAAGTTCATCGAACACGACTCCGTGGATGTTGAAGCCGTGTTTGCTGTACGCCTCGGCGGAAAGCACCTGATAGAAGGAGTTGGTCGGGACGTACACGATGCGCTTCTGCGAAGTCAGTATCTTCACTCGCTTATTCAGCGCAGGACACATTCGTACCATGTCAGCGGCGACATCGAACACAATCGCCGCCTGCTGCCGGTCGGCAGCGCAGCCGTACACCTCGGCACGTTCCTCGCCGTCCCCACAGGTAAGCAGCAGGGCGACCGCAGCGGCAAGCTCTGACTTTCCGTTCTTCTTCGGAATTTCGATGTATGCCGTGTTGAATTGGCGGTAGCCGTTGGGCTTCAGAACACCAAACAGGTCACGGATGATGCGCTCCTGCCAGTCGATCAACTCGAAGGGCTTTCCCGCCCATGTGCCTTTCGTGTGGGCAAGGCACTCGATAAACCGGACAGCGTAGTCAGCGGCGGCTTTATCGTAATGGGAATCCTCCGCCATGAACTGCGTCGGTGTATAATCTTTCAGCTTTCGCAAGTGCCTCACCTCCATGAGAAAGGCGGCTGCCCTCCGGTAGCCGCCTTCGTGTTTTTAGTTGTATTCGTGCATCAGGATCGCCAGCGCCATTTCCGCTGCCTCGTTCTGCGGCGGAACATCCAGCCCCCGGTCGTAGTTGTAAACAACCTCGCCGCTGATCTTCAGCGTTGCCTTGCTGATCCTGCCTCCGTCGATCCCGTACTGGCTGCCTGCGTCGTAGGCTTTCACCCAGTAATGAACGACCGAGTACTTGCCGTCGCCCTTCGGAACTCCAATCGTACCTTCGTGCCACATATTCGTTTCCTCCGTTTTTCGTAGTTTTCGGTGGGCTTTGCCCTTCCGTTGTGCCCATATTAACTCTAAACGGCGAATATAGCAAGCCGCTAAAACTACAGAAGATTCGGGGAAAATGTGCGGCGGGTGTTGTGTATAATACACCCGCCGCTGTGATCCTTATTCGCCGAGAGGAATCGGCATCAGGATGTTGCCAACCAGCACGAAATCGTATGCCTGCCGGAAGAACTCCGTGTACTTTTCGGTCAGCTCCTGCGGCAGGTCGGTGAAGTCATCCTCGCCCAAGCCGCAAAGGAAGAACGTCCCCTTGATGACGCCATAGCCTTTGATCGGGCGATTCCACTTCTGTTCCGGATGGTAGAGTGCTTCCTCCTCGCATACCAAAGCGACCGGATCATCAAAGGGGTAAATCGCCTGAATGTATCCGCCGACCGTCTGCTGCAGGCTTTCAAGCTCTCCGCTGATCTCCTTTGCATCTGGGCGCTTGCCCGGTTCAACAACTAAAATGTTCATGTGAATTCTCCTTTGTGTTTATTCCGCTTCTCTTGCGGTAGTGACATATTAACTCTGAACCGAGGATATATCAAGCATTATCGGCAAAATAAATGTGACAAACATTGCCTGCATTTCAGCGCTGAATTGTACATTGCAAGAGAGCCGCACACGTGCGCTGTGTGGGGCGGGTTACCGAAAGGGATACCGTTTCAAGGATACCCGTCCCGCGCCACACGTTGCAACGTGGCGGCTCTGTGCGCCTTATTCTTCGCCTTCGTACTTCTCGTGGATGATGCCGAGAATCTTGTCCTGTTCCTCGCGTCCGACGCCGATGCTTTCAAGCGCCTCACGCGTTCCGCAGTCGGGGCAGATCGGGCTGTTATCCACGCGGGAAAGTGCTGGTCGGGCGGTGTACGTCTGCCCGCATTTCGGGCAGATGTGCGGCTCTTTGTTGCGGTCTTTCATCGCTGTACCTCCTTTGCGCTGATCTCGTAGGCGGCATCAAGGAACTTGGTGTCGAAGCCGAAGTTCCGGTAGCCTTCCTCGCAGGTGCGGATGTATGTCAGCGAAGGAATCCCGTGCCTGCGCTCCTCGTGCATGATGTAGATGAAGGCGTCCACCTTCTTGGTCTTACCGTTTCTCAGTTTCACCGGCAGCCGCAGCTCCTTCTTGTAGTAGAAGGTCGGGCAGCCCTCGTAGGCGTCCAGCCGCTTCTCGTCCGCTTCCGTGACCTCCCAGACCGCAATCGGTACCAGTCCGTCCTTCTTCGGTTCGATGGTGAGGTAGGCTCCCGTGCCGCTGCCCTTGTAGAGCAGCTCATAGTCGGGAATCGCCGTGATGCCGATGGGCTTGGCTGACGGGCAGCGGTACCGCATCTGGCGGATGTTCAGGTTTGAACCGTATGCGAGGTAGTATCTTTTCATTGCTTTTCTCCTTTTGTCTTGGATTCCGTTTTCGTTCCGGTACACACATATTAACTCTTTTCCGGCTCTATATCAAGCCGGTAAAACTACAAAAGATATGTGGATTTCCGGGCTTGCGGTTGTGTAGAATATGCCTTGCCGCTGTTTGCGCCGTGTGCGCCCCGTACAGGGCTTTTTACCGAAAGGGGCAGTTACTCGGAGGATACCACTCCCGCCCCACACGGGGCGCTGTGGGCGGCTGTTTCGCCGCCCTTGCCCGTGGCGGCAGACCGGTTAAGGTCTGCCGAAGCGGAAGGCGTTGTCGCCGGAAAGGTTCTGCGTCAGGGTTTCTCTTGCGGTGGCGAACTCGTCGCCAATGAAGCCCATTCTCATCAGCCAAGTCCGCATCGCGAACTTTTTGTTTTCCTTCTGCTGTTCCTTCGGGCTTGCGCTGCGCAGGTCTTTTGCCATCTGGCTCATCGCAAGGCAAAGCTGAATGTAGCTCTTGAGCTTGCCTGCGTGAAGCCCGTTCTGCTTGCCGCCTGCGGGCTTGTCGAACTGGAAAAGGCGGAATTCAATCGTGCCTTTTGTGAAGGTGGCGTGGAGGTTCAACATATGGTAGCGGCTGTCGTTGTAGTGGTGGGTTCTGCCGTAGTCGCATCCCTGTGCGCCGTACCAGATGTCTGCAAGCTGCGCCATCGTGGTGGGCTTCTTCTTGTTGAGCTGCTGCAGGAAATTCGGGTTTACCGTTCTGCAGTAGCGGTTCATGCGGCTGCTGTCAACCTTGATTGCTTCGGCGATCAGCGTTTCGTGGCTTGCCATCAGGTTTGCGAGGTTTCTTAGGCTCTGCGGTGTGTGTCCCGCTGCGCCGATGTGAATGTGAACTCCGCAGCCTCTGGTGTAGTCGCTCTTTGCGCCCGCCTTGCGGAGGCGGCGGATCAGCTCCTGCAGGGTTTCGATGTCCTCGTAGTGCAGGATCGGTGTAACCAGTTCGCACTTTTCGCTGTCCGGTCCGCTGATGCTGCAGTCGCGCTGGAATTTCCACTCGCGTCCCTGTGCGTCCCAAGCGCTGTAGGTTTCGTAGCCGTTGCGGTGGGCGGTGTACTCGCTGCGGTTTGTGCCGAAGAACTCGGCGGCGAGCTTTGCGGCAGCCTTGCGGGTGATGTTGTTCATCTCAACCTCAACCCCGATTGTCTGCTCCTTCATTCTGTTGATCTGTGCCTGTGTCTTTGCGTTCATGGTGGTATCCTCCTGTTTGGTTTTTGGTGTGTTTTCCCTTTCGGTAGTCACATATTAACTCTAAACCGAGGATATATCAAGCCGCTAAAACCACAGAATATTGAGGAAAATACAGCCTTGATGATTGTGTAGTATACACCCTTGACTTACTTGCAATTGTGTGGTAATATGGGGTACGATGGAATAGGTCGTCACATTTCCGGCAGCCCCCGGAGGCTGTAAAATCAGCCGCCGGAGATGACCTCGAACTCATCTGCGCCTTCAATCAGCGCAAGGCTTCTGCCGTTGTCCCACTTCATGTGGATATTGCCCGCGTCGTCGATGATCGCAACCGAGCCGGTCGTACCGGGCGGCACTGGCGCGATGTCATCCGCCATGCGAATCAGGCGGATGCGGGTGCCTGCGGGATAACGCTCCCGCAGGGCTTTCAGTTCAGCGTCATTCGGAAACCGCATCGTCGGCGCCTCCTTCGGGCTTGCCGTGGCGGAAGGCGGAGCTTCCGATCAGGCGGCGGAGCAGAACCTTGCGCACCGGCTTGTACTCTTCGCCGATCATGCCGAGGCGCAGGAGGAAGCAGCGGAATGCGTACTTCTCATTGTCGCTGGTATCCGGCTTGTTGACCACGCGCTTGAGGTTCTTTGTGAACTCGCAGAGGGCGGTAATGAAGCGGGCATAGGCATCGCCATCGCCGTCCTTCTCGACCGTGAACCACGGGAACTCGACCGTTTCCTCACACTCGTTGACCGCAAGGCTCTCCGTATTCAGTGCGTGCTTCAGGAGCGTTTCCTTGTTGGCGATGAGCTGGAGCAGATTGTTCATCGACTGCTCCGTGAAGAAATCCCTCGGCATCGAAATCGTCATGGCTTCCGGCTCGTCCTCTGCGGTGTAGCCTGCCTTCTGCAATTCACTCCGGATGTCGTCCGGAAGCTCATCGCCGTGCAGCACCGCTTCCTTGTCGAGGGTGTATGCTCCGATCTGGTATCCGCAGCTCGGAACGCCGAGGTACTTCACCTCGCTGCCGGTCAGCTCACCGATCTTCTGTGCCAGTGCCTTGCGCTGGCTCTTTTCAATATTGAATCTGATATTCATGATGTGACCTCCTGTTTTTCACCGCTTGCTGCGGTTTTGAGTGTAGTAAACAGTCCAGTGGACTGTTTAGATATTAACTCTGAATCGCACAGATAGCAAGACTGTAAAACGGAGAATATGTGCAGGACGGTTTTTCCGATTTTTGTGCATATTACAGTGCCTCCAGATATTGACATATTGGCGGATGCACTGTATAATCATAGTAATAGAAATCGGAATTTGGAGTGTTATATGT